AAATTCAACCAACCAATCTTCAAGTATTCGCAATGGGCTTGTCAGCTATCATTGCAGGAACTATGCTTTGCTCCTTTATGTGGGCAGTAATTGATTTACTAATTAAATAACGCAATTGCAGTTAGGATATATGAACGCAATTTCATATCATTGCAGTATGAAAGGAATCTATTTAATTACAAACGAAATCAACGGTAAGAAATATGTTGGCATGTCCAATAAAATTGACCGAAGATTTATGGAACACAAAACGCCAAAGAACATAAACAATAAGACTACTGTCTTATGTAAGGCCTTTAGGAAATACAAAATTGAGAACTTTAGATTTGAGATTCTTGAGATTGTTGATTCAATTGATTTGCTTGACGAAAGAGAAGTATTCTGGATTAAAGAATTAAAACCTGAGTATAATATGAACGAAGGTGGAAACGGCAACTCAGGACATCAAGTAAGCGAAGAAACAAAACAAATTTTAAGAGTAGCTGGAAAGTTACAATGGGCTTCTAAAACAGATGCTGAAAAGCAAAAAATAATTAAGAACTTATCTGGGCCAAGATTCGGAAGAAAAGTAAAAGACGAAACTAAATTGAAGTTAAGGCTTGCGAATCTTGGTAAAAAGCAAAGTGCAGAAACAATATTAAAAAGATCAATTAAGCTAAAAGGACTTGCGGCCGGAAATGAATACGGCAATAAGGCCGTAATGTCTTATAAAGATGGTGTCTTTTATAAAGAATATGCATCAGCAAAAAAGGCGGCCGATGAAATTGGAATACATCCGTCAAACATTACAAAGTGTATAAAGTTGACTCAGAAATCAGCAGGCGGATTCACATGGAAATTCTCTAACAATAAATAAAAACCCAAACAATCATGGAAACAACAGAAATCATTACAACAACAACTGATCTTGCTTACTCGCAAGACAAGGCCACAATCGATGTACAGGTATCAACTGCAAAGATGTACCCTAGAAACATTAAGAGGTCAACAGACAACGCCATTGCTATTGCAACAATGGATTCAGAAACGGCTGCAACTTGTACCTATTCCGTTCCTCGTGGCGGTAAGGCAATTACTGGTCCTAGTGTTCACCTTGCAAAGATAATTGCACAAGTATGGGGAAATATGAGAATTGAAGCAAGGGTAATAAGTACCGATGCAACAAACGTAACTTGTCAGGCTATTGCGTTTGATTTAGAAAGTAACGTGGCCATTAAAACAGAGGTTAAGCGGTCAATCATGACACGTAACGGCCGAATGAGTGAAGATATGATTGTGGTTACAGGAAACGCAGGAAATTCAATTGCGCTACGTAATGCAATATTCGCTGTAATTCCAAAGGCTGTTACCGATCGTGTATACAAAGAAGCAATGCGAACAATTACAGGCGATGTTTCAGATACGGCCAAACTATTGAAGAAACGCAAGCAAGTTCTTGATGGCCTTATGAATGCTTACAAGGTAACTGAGGAGGAAATACTCTCGGCCATTGGCAAGGCTTCGGCCGAACACATTGGCTCTGATGAACTTGTTGTATTGATCGGAATTGGTACAGCCATTAAGGATGGAGATACAACAGTAGACGAGGCATTCAGAAAGAAGTCAACATCAAAGCCAGAACCAAAGTCAAAAAAAGAAGTTGAGGCCGAACGAATCAAAGCCTTAATCGAATCAGCAACCTCAACGATTGAACTTGATGGATATTCTGCCGATGTTCCTGCTGAATTGCAAGAGGAATTTCAAGATAAGTACATGAACCTTTTAGAAACTAAATAATGGATTTCAGTAAAGTATTATTCCGGTGTAGTTCACTAGGTAAATTAATGACAGAGCCTCGGAGTAAATCCGAGGTTCTTTCCTCAACCTGCATAGATGAACTGATTAAGGTGTACGCAAAGGTAAAGTATGGCAGAAGTCGAGATATTACATCCAAGTATCTTGAGAAAGGAATTGCGATGGAAGAAGAAGCCATTACGCTATATTCCAAATTCAAACGGGATTACTTCGTGAACAATAAAGCAAGGATGAGCAATGATTTCATCACAGGTGAATGGGATATTCTCAAAAGCGAGGTTGTAACGGACACAAAATGCAGTTGGGATTTGATCACATTCTTGAAATCAACAAAGGGAGAACTTAACAAAGACTACTTCTATCAATTGCATGGCTACATGGCTTTGACTGGAGCAAAGTCTGCTGTTGTAGCCTATTGTTTGGTGAACACTCCTGAGAATCTCGTTCAATCTGAGATCAAATCAACTTGGTATAAGATGGGTTGTCCAGATGAATCGTCTGAAGAATGGCAAAATGTGGTGCAAGAAATCCAAATGCTCGGAAAATACGATGATATTCCTGTTGCAGAACGTGTATTTGAGTTCAATATTGAGCGTGATGAGGCGGTAATTGAGAAAATAAACAGTCGTGTAAGTCAATGCAGACAATGGATGCAAGATAATTTTAAATAATTTGTGAAATAGTTTGCAGAATCGAAATAAGGTTGTATGTTTGTCAAACAAAACAACGACAAAATGATACTTACTCACTCAAAATTCGGACAAGGCACATTAATCAGCCAAACAGATGCAAATGTAACTGTTGATTTTAACGGAGAAATTAAAACTTTGATAATCAAATTCGCTAACCTAACCAATGAAGATGGTTCTGCATTCGGAACTCCATTTGTTGCACCGGCTAAGAAGGTAAAATCACAACGTAAAATCAGCGAGCAATTTGCAATCACTTCTGGCGGTTCATTTAATGATATGTTCAGCTCAACTAAGGAGCGTGAAGATTGGAAAGACGAGCGTGCAAAAAAATCATTCAATTCAATTTCTTGGTAACCAACTAAAACCTAAAAACATGAGCGCAGATATTAAGATCACAGATTTCGTATTCAAGCCAATCGGTTACGGGCATTACAAGGTAACTTATCAGAGTCCAATAACAGGTAAACAATGGACAGATGCAACTAATGACATGCAGTTGATTGATCTCACGCATGGTTCACCTCATCCAACTAGAAAGGATTTAATGAAACTTAAAAATGTATGCAAAAACAAATAAAACCAACCAGAGGAGGCACTCGCAAAGGGGCGGGTGCTAAACCGAAATACAACGAACCGACAACAACTATTGCATTCAGAGTTCCTGTCAGCAAGGTTGAAGAAATCAAATCACTTGTAAAATCCAAACTAATTAAATACTTAAAACCATGACAATAGAAGAATTTGAAAAACTGACCATTGAGCAGTTAGAAATTGAAGAATTTGAATGCAAATCATTCATAGTAGGAATTGAAAAGACAAAAGGCAAAAGCCCTGAGTATAACGTCTATCTGATTACAGATGAAAAGAACCTTGTCGGATCACATTCCGATCCATTAAAGGCAATTCTAAGGGCAATATTTAAAGGATGAGCGCACAATCAGAACGAGCGCATGAACAGGCTAGAAAGTTCGTTCATCAGCATCACTACATGTACGCAACTGACATCGACTATTGGGTGCAGATTATCGCAATTCAATTACTGAACTTCCATCAGGAAGAAACGAGAGAACAAACTGAAACAATTGAACGAGAAATAAGCAAGTACTTATGACAGCGAAAGAGAAAGCAGAACAGTTGGCAGATTCATTTTTAACGGCATCATTTGGAAAAATGCAAGAATATGTGCCCGTTCCTTATGAATTTGCAAAACAATGTGCATTAATTGCAGTAGATCAAATAATTTTAGCAAACCCACATTCCAATCCATTTAATACCGAAGTTGTTTCAACTATGAAATATTGGTCGGATGTAAGAAAAGAAATCGAAAACCTATGAAAGCAACTCCTAAAAGATACAGAGATACAAGATCAGTCCAATTACAAGGCAACGTCTATGAAGTTGAATGCGATGTTTATCCGGGCGAACCTGAGACAAGAGATTATCCGGGCAGCGGTGATGAGATAGTAATCCTTTCAATCACCTTAGACGATGAGGAAGTAATGGACTCACTTACAATTAGCGAAATAGTACAAATCGAAAACTTAGCACTTGAGCAATGAAAACAATAATCTTTATACTCGTAATCGGCTTGAGCAGTTGCCAAAAGAACTGCTATAAATTCATCGTAACAACGACTACAACAACTTGGTCAGGATCGGGTAATCCAACTTATACTAGAGTAACTCAATGCGGATTGACAGCTAGGGAAGCTAAGAGAGTAAATGCGCTCCTTAATGTAACTTCAAGTACTGGAATCGGCAAACAACAAGTAACAGTCAAGACTACATCAACTTACTTTATTCAGTAATGACAAACCTAACTATTTATAAACGGGCGCATGAATTGACCTTTGTTCAGTTCTGCCGTTGGATGAACTCACGTAGAATCCGTAATTCCAATACCTCAAGAACTTCGCCTTCCTCCGTTGTCGAATGTAGTGAGGTTGGCACGAAGATAACAGTAGTAACAAAATTAACAGGCGGATCATTGCCTATTTACGAAGATCAAAACTAAAAGTTATGACACTAAACGAAATACTTGAATCAATCGGTAACAGGACGGTTACTTGGAAATATGTAACTGATAAACTGTCAACGTCTGGGTGGGCTTCAGAACCAGCTATAAAGCACCTGTTAAAAACGGAACTACTCGTAAAAGTCGACAAAGGATTATACAAGGTCGGTGAACGGTTTAAATTGAAGCCGAAACCACTTTATAAACCCGAACCCGAACCAACCCGAACCGTGAACGCAATGAGCCTTGATGAGGCAATAGAACTATGCAGATCACACGGGATTGATTGCAGCCGGGTAACATCGGTAAATCATGGCAATGTTCGGGTAGTAACAAGAGTGATATTATGAGCAAATCAGATCTTCACTTTCAACTGGTCAAATTCTGCCAAGAAAAGAACTACAAATTAATTCAAGAATACAAGTTCAATGTTGATCGAAGATGGAAAGCAGACTATTTCATTCCTGAGATGAATCTACTAATTGAGTACGAGGGATTGGGAGGCAACACCCGATCAGGCAATGGAGGTCATCAAACCAAATCAGGTTACACTTCGAACTGCGAAAAGTATAATTCAGCGTGCATTCTTGGATATGATCTGTTGAGGTACACAGCATTGAATACGAATCAAATGATAAATGATTTGCAGAAATTAAAATAATTGTTTTATATTTGAATCGTCCAAACGGACAATCAATCGGGCTGGAATCTGATTGATAGAGAAACTTAAACGTCCCTTTCGGGGAGCAGAGCCAACAGAAATGTTGATTCCAACTGCAAACCGGAAGGGATTTTTTTATTACCATGATAAATAATATTGACTTTAGAAATTTCAATCATAGTGATGATTGTTTTCTGAATATTGATAAATTTAGGCACTTGGCTTATTATAATTTAAGTGGAGGTCTTTACAAGCATGACGTATGTTTATGGAAAAATAACATAAAAGTATTTACTCCATACTTCAAAAAAATTAAGAATGCCAATAAAAAACAGCTTGGATTTGAAATAAACACGGAAAAACAAAAGGCATTGATAAAAGTTATTGAGGATTATTTTAATCTAAAAAATCAAAGAATTAGTGCTGAAAACAGGAGAAGGGAGGCGAACAAGAATGTAAATAAGGTTAGGTCTGTTATTTACAAAAGGGATGGGCATACATGCTTAAAGTGTGGTTCTGTTGAAAAACTAACCATTGACCATATTATACCAATAACTAAAGGAGGTACTGATTTTATTAGCAATCTTCAGACTCTCTGTTTATTCTGTAACATTTCAAAAAGTAATAGAATATGAAAGATAGCTTCATTGTTTACAAAGAATGGAATGCGCTTATTCGAACTTTAAACGAAAGCCAGAGATTAAAGTTTTATGACTTCCTTTTTGATTTTGAGGACACAATTCCGCAGATTAAAGATGATTCGCACCTAAAGGCTGTTATTGATTTTGTCTTTTTAAAGGTGATTGATAACGATGAAAAGTTTAAGGAAAAAAGCAACAAAAGCCGTGAATCTGCTTATGCAAGATGGAATAAGCATAGAGATAAAAACGATGCGATCGCATTAATCGCATTGCAAACTGATGCGACAACTGATGTCGCTATGCTTAATGTAAATGTAAATGAGCATGAGAATGTAAATGAACCTGTAAATAAAAATGTTAAAAAGGGTGTTAAGTTTAATTTTGAAAATATCGAATGGTTCAAAGATCCTTTGGTTAACAAAGTATTTATTGATTTGCTTAAAAATAGAGTTGAACTTAAAAAAGCACCAACACAACGAGCAATCGAATTAATGGTTAAAAGAGCAAGGGAAAACTTTAAGACTTCAAAAGAATTAATTGAAGCTATTGAAAACTCAATCGCATCTGGATGGCCTGATATTTATCCACCAAAACAAACACAAAATAAAGTATATCAACAAAAAACCTATTCACGATCAGATCACGGACTACATTTCAAATGATGGAAAATACATACGAACAATCAGTTATCGCATTGATATTATCGCACAACGGATATCATACCGACATCCTAGCGAGAATTACAGCAGATCACTTTACAGATCCTCTTTGCAGAACTTGCTTTGAATTATCGGCAACTGTTACGAAAAAGGGATTAACACCTGATATTCTTTCAATCTCAAAGGAAGCTAAGATTTTAGGATTGACTATTTCACCTAGTGATGTTGTTGGATGGAATGCAAAGTTATCTTATCTCACTCCAGTATCTGAATACGTTGATGTATTAATCGATCAGTATGTAAATAATAGTGTAACCAAGATAATCACAAACTATGCTATTCATGACAACGGTTCTGATGGAGGCTACGAAAAAGCAAACGCAATAATCAAGGAACTTACCGAACTGATTGATACAGGCAACGTATCTGAGGACATTATTAACATGCTTGACTTATCGAAGGAAGGACGAGAAGCTTATTACAAAAGAGAAGAACTAGCCGAAAAAGGTGAGATAAGCGGAATGGTTACAGGAATTAATGCACTTGATAAGTTCACAGGTGGTTGGCAGAACGAATTTATCATAATCGCAGGCAGACCATCAACGGGCAAAACAGCTCTTGCATTGTTTCATGGAGTAAAGTCAGGAAGACCGGGTGTATACATAAATCTTGAAATGCAAAAGGATCAGCTACTTCAAAGGCTTGTTATGATGGAATCTAAAGATCAGATATATTCATCCAACCTTCGGGATGGGCGAATGACTGCATTTGAAAAACAAATCTTTGAGCAGACCATTGCCGAAATCGAAAAAAAGAAAATACTTGTTTATGATCGGTCAGGTTGTGGAGTTCATGAAGCAATCAGAGTAATTAGGCAGCAGCATAGAAAAGGGAATTGTGATTGGGCAATTATTGACTATTTACAATTACTTAAAATGGAGGGCTTTAAAGGTGCTAACAGGGAGCAAGAGGTAGCAAGTATCAGCAGAGCATTGAAAGCAGCGCAAAAAGAACTTGGGATACCTTTCCTGCTACTTTGCCAACTAAACAGAAACCCCGAAGCAAGAGCAGATAAAAAGCCAGCCGTATCTGATATTCGTGAATCGGGTCAACTTGAACAAGATGCCGACACAATTGGATTGATTTATCGTCCTGCATTCTATGGACTTAACAAAGAATCAGGCGAACCATACACCAATGAAATAATTTATCTCCTCGAAAAACATCGTCAAGGATCGGTCGGTACTGTTGAATTTAAACACAATAAAACGATGAGCAGTTTCTTTGATTCAGACAATCAACCTCAAGAATATCAATTTAAAACAATGGCTGCATCAAGTTTCTTTGAAGTCGATAAAGACGAACCCGAATTTTAAACAACACTAAAATCATAAAAACATGGCATTTCACATTACAGTTAACCAATTCAGAACTAATAGTCCAGAACGATACGCACGAGTTGGAGCGATGCTAGAGGACTTCATCTGCAATCATACATCGATAACCGAGCTTTCGATCACTCATAAGCTATCAAGTTATTCAGTCAACTTCTTTATTCAGCAGTACTTCGGCAAACCTGACCAGCCATTCATCGTTGATATTAAGGTTGATGTTCCGAAACAAAAGCCGATTCCGATCAAACTAACTAAGCTACACAGGGAATATCTTGACACTTGCGAAAAGGTAGATCAGCTCAGGCAAGCGATTGAAAAATTCGAAAAGAAACTTTAAATGGAAATTTGCGTACTTTTGTTTAATGGATTACAGAAACACAACAGAAATAAAATCAAACCCAAAAAATCCAAGAATTATTAAGGATGAGAAGTTTGCGAAATTGGTTCAATCGCTCAAAGACTTTCCAGAGATGCTTGAAAAACGACCTCTTGTTTGTTTTACTGATACCGATAAGAAGTTGGTTGTACTTGGTGGCAATATGAGATTAAAGGCAGCAAATGAACTTGGATTGAAGAAGCTGCCCGTAATTCTTGCAGACGATTGGACTGAGGAGCAAAAGGCTCAATTTCTTATAAAAGATAATGTTGGATTTGGGGAATGGGATTATGATTCACTTGCAAATGAATGGGATGTCGAGCAATTAGAAGATTGGGGATTGGATATTCCCGAGTTTGAAGTTAAGGAGTTAGAAGCCGAAGAAGATGACTTTGAAGTTCCCGAAGGCGGTATTGAAACCGATATTGTTTTAGGTGATTTGTTTGAGATTGGAGAGCATCGATTGCTTTGTGGAGATAGCACTTGTAGTGATACAGTTGCAAAGTTAATGAATGATAATATAATTGATTTAGTATTTACAGACCCACCTTATGGTATTAATGTTGTTCAAGGAAGTAAAGTTGGTGGAAATAAAGGATTCGGAAGCGTAGGAGGAAATAAGATAGTAAAAGCAAAAAATTATTCTGAAATTATTGGAGACGATACAACTGATACCGCAAAAGAATTTTATCAAACTTGTATAAGTTTAGGAATGCAAAACTTTATTATTTGGGGTGGAAATTATTTTACCGATTTTTTACATCCTTCAATGTGTTGGTTAATTTGGGATAAAGAAAATACTGGTAATTTTGCAGATGTAGAAATGGCGTGGACTTCATTTGATAAAGCAGCAAAACTTTACAAATGGCAATGGAATGGAATGATAAGAAAAGGAGATAAAGGTATTGAGGGAAAAACAAGAGTACATCCTACACAAAAACCCGTTGGATTATTTGGAGATATATTTAATGATTTTGACTTTAAAATATGTTTTGATGGTTTTCTAGGCAGTGGTTCAACAATGGTAGCAGCACACCAACTGAAACGCAAATGTTATGGAATGGAATTAGACCCGAAATACTGCCAAGTAATAATTGACCGAATGCTTAAGCTCGATCCATCATTAAAAATCAAACGAAACGGAAATGCCATTTAAAAAAGGAGAAACACCGAAAGGAGCGATTCCATTTGTCAAGGGCAAAAGTGGGAATCCAAGAGGCGCACCAAGAAAGATACCTAATCTTGATCTGATGTTAGCTGATGTATTGGGCGAGGATAAGGATGGGATTGAAGCTGCTAAGGCAATACTTATGTCAATGAGAAGTAAAGCGATTAAAGGCGATGTTAGAGCGGCTGAGTTGCTATTGGATCGGGCTTATGGTAAGGCAAAACAATATGTCGAGATGCAGAATAATGTTTACATGCCAGACTATCACGAGTTTTTAAAACACCTCAAAGATCCGAATGTTTAGCCCTCGTCAATGGGAAGCGATTGAATTACTTGAATACGATCAGAATATAACCGATGTACTTTATGGCGGAGGAGCTGGTGGCGGCAAAACTTTCTTGGGTTGCGGTTGGCAAATTATGCGAAGGTTATTCTATCCCGGCACTCGTGGATTGATCGGGCGAGATACATTGACTAATTTAAAGACCTCAACACTTGAAACATTCAATATCGTTTGGCAAAAGTATTTCTCATCTAATCCGCAGGGAATAACAGTTAAGATTAATGGGCAAACGAATGTGATTCATTTTAGCAATGGCAGTCAAATCTATTTGAAACCATTGGAACATAACTCAAGTGATCCTGATGGGTATCAGTTCGGATCATTGGAGATTACCGATGCTTTCTTTGACGAGGTAAATGGTTGCTCAAAGAAATACGTTGAGATCGTTACGAGCCGTATAAGGTACAATCTGATAAATAACAAGCAGCCCGTTCTGATGGCAGCTAATCCTGGTTATGATTGGGTTCGTACTAGATTTGTTAAGGACAAAGCGAACAACGATATAATATTGAAACCACATGAGGCAGTAGTTCGGGCATTGCTTACCGATAATCCTGATCCAGTCTTTCAAGAAAACTACAAAAGGCAATTAGAGAAGCTATCACCTTACGATCGGGATAGATTACTATTTGGAGATTGGAACGCTGTTAAATCGGCTGACAATCCATTCCTGCATTCATTTGACGAAAGTAGGCACGTTGCTTTGATTGATTATAATCCTAATTTACCGATCATTGTCAGTATTGACTTTAACATAAATCCGTTCTGTGCAATATTCGGTCAGGTGTCTGGTCGTTCAAGTTGGATCTATGATGAGGTATCTATTCAGAAAGGCGATTTATTCAAAATGGCTGATGCGATAAAGGCAAGAATACCTGAGGGCAAAAAAGGACTGATTAAGATTACAGGCGATAAGTTGGGAGGTAATGGGCAGATATCGCTTAGAGATCACTATTCGAACTACAAACAGCTTCAATCACTCTTAGGATTGAACGAGGCTCAGTTCTTACTTCCTGCCAATCCAACGCATGAATCAAGCAGGACTGATTGTAACATGGCGCTCATTCAAAAGGATGTTAAGATATCGCACAGGTGCATTAACCTAATTGCCGATTGTAAGTTGGTTGAGGTAAACAATGAAGGTCAGATTGTTAAAAAGAATCGAGATAAGATGGAGCAGCGTTCTGACTTCCTCGATTGTTTTAGGTATTTTATTAATACTTTTGTTAAATGAAAAAGACCAGCATCAACCTATCACAGCAAGATCTTAACGATCTTCAAAAGGAATACAATCTTATCAGCGAAAAAAAATCGAACCTATCTGCTAAAAATCGACAAAAGGTTTTACATTTGATCAATCATTTGTTTAAAACTAATCAAATACACGTTGAGCAATGAAGATCGATTCGATCGCAGATATAGTTGAGATGTACATTCCTAACCAGCCGTTGACAGTTTACAGCGCAAAATACGGGATGCACGTCAATAATCTGATAAATACTTTCATTACGGATGAGCAGACCGATATCGAATTGATGAAGTTGGGATTCACGATTGATCGAATAAACATTCAAAGAACCGAAACCAATAGTCAGGTATATCTTTACACACAAATAAATAAGCAATGAGCATCTGTACCGCCTGTTTTGATGGCGAAACTATCCCGAAATGTGCCGAACAGTTAATCGTTGGCGATACATTACTACCTGAGGGTACTGAGTTGAGGTTATACTTCAAGATCCTTTCGACCGGCTTCATTGGCTATGTTAATGCTGAGGTGAACGATGTCGGTCAGATCGTAACTGGTCGAACTGTTGATGGAGATTTCGTATTCGATCCGCTTGAACTTCCATCGGGAACATACGTGGAATTGTGGGTAGTTGAGGAATCTGCACAAGTGAACATAACTGATCGGGTAATCTTTCAAATTAACTTAGTGAATCAAACTTGCATTGAGGTTAAGGTTCAATCAATCGGAGGCGAATATGTTACTTATGATCTAACTGCAACGGAATGACCTTAGCCGAGAAAGTAATTAAGGGCGCATGGTATTGGATCACCGATAATAAACCAACGAGGGAGATGGCAGCTAATCGGCAAGCTATCTGCAAACATTGTTCACATCGTGAGGGGTTGAGTTGTGGTTTATGCGGCTGCTTTATTAAACTAAAAACAAGGCTAACTGAGGAGGAATGTCCTGATCAAAAATGGTAAACATAAAAAATATATTCAAGCGCAAAAGTAAGTTCGATAATCTTGTTAAGGTATTCACCAAGTCAGGTCGAACCTATTACAAATTTCCAAAAGAGGTTAATCTCCCGATTGAAAGATTCTCAATGGTCATGGCTCTGATGGAAAGATTGAGCAGCGGATTGTCAGGCAACGAACTTAATCTGATTCTTGAAAAAATGGATCTTGCATTGTCTGCCGGGTTGTCCAATCCAAAGAATGCAGCACTTATAGCTACTTACATTCACATTATACGTGAGCGAAACGATACTGTTATTCATCGGGATATCTTGATCAATCTTGCTGCCACTTGGTTAGTTCGTGATGACGAGAATCCGAGCGTTATCAATGTCGATATTCATAAAGAAAAGGTTAATCAATTCGATGCGATGTGCAAGGAGGGGTCGCACGATTTTTTTACCCAAATTGGTATCGAGCCTCTCATGCCATTGTTAACTATGTCAGCAAGCGACTTTCAGACATTGTGGGATCACAACGTAGTTCAGCAGGAGTCGTTAATCAAGGCACTGACCCAGCTAGATTCTCACCGAGATTCAAGGCAAACAAAGTCCAGTCCGAGTTAAAGGATCAACTTATGGCATTAGCTGAGGGTGATGTTTCAAATTACAATGAATTAAGGCAGGGCGATATTGAACTTTTTTTAATTAA